GAAAGTTTATCGGTGGAGTTGAATCTATGGTCAGGGTTGGATACCTGAGCCAAAAGATCATCACTGGTCGTTGCCTGAAGGGTGGTGAGTCGGATTCGACTCCCCTTCTAGTAGCAAGAGATCTTAGCAGATTAGTGCGGTTGGTACCCTGGTCATCGTGTTGTGTGCCAATGGCTTTGCAACGTTTTGACAACCAATTATTTGGCCGATACTTTCGACCATGTTGGTACCTTCCCCCACATTTGGGCGGATTTGGGTTGGACCCTTCTTTTGCACCTTTTGGATGGCTTGTAAAGCTGTCAAAGGAACAAAGAAAAGTGGCGGCCCAATTTGTGCACGATCCAACTCTGCAACTCTACTCAAAGACCGGGTATTCGTTACCCTTGAGTAAGTTTTGCGGAGCTGTTCTTCGGCCCCGTATGGTCGTGGGTGATTATGTCCCCAACCAAAACGAGGAGTTGTTTGATGACGATGAGTGGGTCGCACGAATTGCCTATGCCTTTAGGGCAACAGGAGCAATGAGTCGTGGCGACTCCACCACCAATTATGCGCGCAATTTTCTCAAAGAACAATACCGTCTAAGACCAATGAGTCTCAGTCGGATTCTTGATTATTTTACAGCGCGGCAATTCGTCATCAAGACAGCCATGTGTCCTCCGATTGAACCTATTTATCCTTACAAGGATCGAAGCAATCAGGTCGATTTCTCTTACGAACGGGTTACAAAGAAGGTAAATGGTTCCTTTACTTATTTTGAATACAAAACAGTTAAGGTGATGAAACCACAACCTCCCGTTAACGTTAATGAGTTTTACCTCATTGCCGATCGCTCTAGGAATTAGGCGGCATATGACCCGAGCAAGTCGTAAAACTGCTCATTGGGTTTCCTTCTGTAATAGCCCAAAACGTTGTCCCTTGGGACATAAACATTTACGTGCTAAACAGAATGCCGAGAGACTACACGGCGCTCCCACGCAGAGCAACTACGGTTGTACCACTGCTGGTTGGAAGGAGATGAATAGTCCCGATATGGTTATCGGAATCCAATACCTAACCAATGCCCCGTAAATCCCGAAATGCCAATATGGCTAGACCTAAGTCCACGGTACCTACGAGTACTGAAGCGAGTGGTCCCTTATCTAGGTTCTTCAAATTGTCGAAGAACCCCAAATTGTCCACGTTCTTTCCTTCTGGAGCTTCTGCTCGTGGTCGGAAGAGTCGTGTTGAAGTGGAGGATGAGTATATTGCTGATGTCGCTGGTAGTGTTACCTTTGCGACTACACAATTTCCTCTTAATCCCGGTCAGGCTGCTACTTTTCCTTGGCTCTCGTTGGAGGCCAAGTTGTTTGAAAAGTATCGGATCCTCGGTCTCGAGTTCTATTACCGCCCTCAGGTCAGCGCTTATGCGTCTAATGGCCAGACTGGCAAGGTTATGTTGAGCTTCGATTATGACGCGAGTGATCCGGCGCCTGCTACCAAGCAGCAAGTAGAGGACACACATCCTCATGCGGACGGAATGCCGTATGAGACTGTGTTATTGTCAGTCGATCCGAAAGAATCGTCCAAACAAGATTCCTACTTTATCCGAGCTGGTGGCCTCCCGGGAGGTTCAGACATCAAGACGTATGACTTTGGCACCTTAAGCGTTTCCACGATTGGAAACAACTCAACTGCCAACATCGGTGAGCTTCGCGTTCGTTACGCGATTGCGCTCATCGACCCAGTGTTAGAAAACACAGTCAATGCGCCTCTGAACCTGAGGGTATCTCAATTCCAGAGTACTGGAGGAAGTGAAAGTGCAGGAGCAACGACGGTCTCTAAGACCCTTGCTCTAGCTACGGTCACAACTAACGGATTGCAAGCTGTCAATAGTGCTGGCGTCATCACCCTTCCTGTTGGTAATTTTATTATCAACATGGGAGTTTTGATGTACAACACAGCGACAGCAGCTACAGCTCTCTCTGCTGGGATCCTATTAAACGGATCCGTGCTGCCTTTTGCTCCGCAACAGACAGCTGCTACAGCAGTAGGAGACTGGTCAGTCTCTGGTACCTACTTCGTCACTTCGACGGGTTCGACAACGATTGCGATATCCGCAGTCGCCACGTACTCGTCCGGGACGACAACACTTAATGGGTCCCTCGTAATCCAGACTGTCTAGTCTGTCTTGCGACAACCGCAACAAGTGTATTATTGTGGAATCCTTGGATTTTCTTCATGTGCCTTCGCCTAGGGCATGACTACATGTGAAGAAATTAAAGAGGACGAATTACCCTCTCCAAGAGTCCCCG